CCCCGGTAGGGCTATCCGCGATTGAGTAACGAACATCCCCTGGGGACTCGTGAGGAAAACAATATGGCAAAGGTAAATCCAGCGCAGTTGAAGGCAGAAGCTCAAGAACTGATGGATCAACTTACAAAAGCAAAGGCTGAACCCGAGGCATCGGACACTGAGCAAGAGCTAGAGGAAGTGATTCAAGAAGCACCCGAAGAACCAGAGGAGAGTGCTGAGGTTGAAGCTTCAGAGGTGAGTGAAGAGGAGTCGGACGGCGGCGATGACTCCAATGAACTGTCAGCTCTCGATGAACGAATCAAGAAAGCTGAACGAGCCATGAAAGGTGCGCAGCGGAAAATGACTCAAGCCACTCAGGAAGCTTCTGAGTTAAGGAATCAAAACGAAGCCTTACTCCAAGCCGTTTCTGAGCTAAAGGGTCAACTTGCAGAACAGGCTCGTGACAACGAGAGATTGCAACAGTTGAGGGAAGAATATCCTGACGTAGCAACACCTCTCCTGGACGAGATACAGAGACTGCAAGCAAGGGTTGATGAACATGCCGACTTGAATACGAAGAGAGAACAGGACGCAGCCAGGGCTCAGCAGGAACGCGAAATGGAAGCACATTTCGAAAGAATCCGAGCTGTACACCCAGACTTTCAGGATGTGACTAACACTTCTGATTGGGCGCTCTGGATTGAGGATCAAGATCCTGCTACCCAGCAGTGGGTGCAGAACGGAACCTCGAATGACGTGAACGCGGTCATCTCAAGATTTAAGTCAGACATGGGAATGAAAACCCCAACGCCGCAAGAGAAAACTTTGGAGCGGGCAAAAGAGGCGGCATCGCCAAAAATGCCAAAAGCTCGAAAGTCAAATATGAGTGGCGGAAAGAAATCCTGGTCGGTTGATGAGATCAAGCGAATGCCTAACGAATTATTCGAGAAGCATAAACGTGAGATTTTAGAGAGCTACAAGGAGGGAAAGATCCGCCGTTAATTTTTTGCACTCTTGTGAGGTAAATTACAATGGCATTTTCGTTTTTTTCAACAGGGGCAACATCTGAAGTAAACTTCATCCCCGAAATTTTCAGTAAATTATTGCAGTCTAAGTTTTATGCTCAGTCTGTTCTCCCAGCCATATCCAATACGGATTATGAGGGAGAGATTAGTGGTCAAGGCGACAAGGTAACGATTCGAACCGTTCCTGCCGTAACCATCAATGATTACACTGGATCCATCACTAACCAGGAACTCACCACTTCAAAGGTGGAGCTCCTCATCGATAAGGCGAAGTACTATTCGTTCAAAATTGATGATGTGCTTGGAGTTCAGGCTGACATCGATTTGCTTGAGGAAGCGTCTAACGATGCAGCCGAGGGCATGCGCGTGTCGGTCGAGACCTCTGTTTTGGCGAGCGTTGTCACGGGTGCTACCACTATCGGTTCACAGACAACCATCACTCCTTCCAACATCTTGGAAAACATCTTGGCGGCTGCCCAGGCTCTCGATGAGCTCAACATTCCAGAAGAAGGACGTTTCTACGTCATGTCTCCTGAGTTTGTTTCTGCGCTCAAGCGATCAGAGCTGCGTCAGGCGTACCTAACTGGAGATGATGAATCACCTCTCAGAAACGGTCGCGTAGGCGTTGTGGATCGATTCACGATCTACCAAAGCAACATGCTGTACACGCCTGGGTCAGGCGCTGACAGTGGTTACACCCACGTCCTAGCTGGTCACCCCAAAGCAATCTCGTTTGCGTCCCAGTTCACTAACACTGAAACGGTTCGTTTGCAGGATACATTTGGTGAAGCCGTGCGCGGTCTCAAGGTCTTCGGTTCGAAGGTCGTTGTACCCGACGCTTTGTACGTTGGTAAGTGGACCTAAGCCATAACCGGGTGGGGAGCTCTGCTCCCCCTTCCCCCTTATTTGAGGATTAAACATGGCAAGCGCTAAAACCACGAAAGACCAAATTTTCGAGGATGCGAAAGAGAATTTTGACGTGACGTTAGATCGTCGTTTGAAGCTTTCGGATCTGCAAGAGCAATACGCAAAGCTCGAGTCAGGAAAAGCTAGAAAGAGATCTGAGCCAAAAATCAGAAAGCCGAAGCGCGTGAAAAATATTTTTACGGGTAACGAGTTTGATTACAGCGAATATTTCAAAGGCGATCCCGATCTCGAAGTAATCGAATGGGAGGATTGAGATGGCGACCACTAAGGTTGTAGACATTCTGGACCGAGCGTCAATTATTCTTCAAGACAACACAAATGTTAGGTTCCCTAACGTTGAGCTCTTGAAGTTTTTCAACGACGCTCAAAAAGAGGTTGTACTGCATCGCCCGGACGCGAACATGCAGAATGCCTCCTTTACGCCCGTGGATGGCAGCAAGCAAACAATACCGACTACCGGTCTGCGTTTGATTGATGTTGTCAGAAACATAAACGGCTATGCGGTGACCCAGGTCGATCGAAAGATCCTGGATGAAACGCTTCCGAACTGGCACAACACCACCCAGGATTCGGTGAAGAAGATAGAGCATTTTATTTTCGATCCCGCGGATCCTAAGACGTTTTACGTGTACCCCAAGGCAATTGCATCTAGCGATACCCTGGAGATTATTTTCAGTGCGGCACCAGCCGAAATAGCGATCAGCAATTTTGGTAGTGACACCACAACCATCACGCTGGACGATATTTACGCTAACTGCCTGTTGGATTACATCCTGTATCGGGCGTATCAAAAAGACTCAGAGTTCGCAGGTAATGCTCAAAGATCAATGATGCACTACCAGAGCTTCGCTAACGCTTTGGGTGTTAAGGCACAGATTGATGGGGCGCTCGCGCCAACACCGTCAACGCCTGACGTGAACGTTGGACGTGCGTAATGCGGTTTGCCGACTTTACCAGCTTGGTCAGACCAGAGACTCCTGGAGCCCCTGATTTTCTGATCGAGCGTGCCGTTCGAGAGACTGCAATTGATTTTTGTAGGCGCACGGGTGTTTACATCCCAGAGCCTGAGACCATTACAGTTATCAAAGGCATCAATGAGTATGACGTTACGGTCCCCGCGGGAACCGAGCTCAATTACATCACTGATGTTTTTGCGGACCAGGTCAAACTGCAGCCCACCAGTTTCAATCTATTGTTAGAGAAACTGGGAGATGAAACGGAACAAGGCACGCCGCGCTTCTACGCACAGAGAGACAACACGTCTTTCTTCCTGGCACCAATACCTAATGACGCAGACACGTTACGTGTTTTGTACACGCTGAAACCAACCAGCACGGCTTCAAGCCTTCCTGATTCCATCGCAAAAGAACACCAGGAGACCCTTATCCAAGGATCCTTGTATCGCTTGCAGATGATGCCGAACCAGCCCTTCACCAACCCTGGCGCTGCCTCAAACAACAAAATTTTGTACGAGCGAGAGGTCGGTCGAACGGTGCGACAGGTGAAGTACGGATTTTCAGGCGGAACCTTAAAAGTGCGCTATCGGGAGTTCATCTAATGGCTTACAGCGACACTCTTAATTTTGTTGTGGGAGACACTCTCCCTGAGCTCAATTTCACGCTCAAAGATTCTAACACCGCTGCCACCGGTCAAACGCTCGACCCGGAGAACAGTAACACCTGGGCGCCAATCGATATCACTGGCGCGACCGTGAAGCTACGTGTGCGCGCAATCGGCAGCACAACGATTAATGCAGTGATCAACCCAGTAGTCACAAACGGTACTGCTGGCACATGCGCCACAGATATGCCTCTTGCTGCGTTTCCTTCTGCTGGCGTTTATGAAGGTGAAATTGAAATAAGTTTTGCGAGCGGCGGTGTACAGACCGTCGATGACCTCATCAAGTTCAAGGTGAGGGACGATTTTGACTAAGATCATTGTTTCATCCAGGGATCTACGGGCCCAGGTCTACAGAAAAGACCTGAAGGTTCGCGTGACTAACGTTGCCCTGAAGGCAGCGGAAGTTGTATTTGATCCTGACACAAAGAATCGATACTTCCGGGGTGGGCACGAGAGAAACCTTCTCGCCACTATGGTGGATGCTCCCGCCCTGGCTTTTTCCAAATCTGCAGACCAGGACTCCACTTTATTAGTGGATGCGCCGGCGAAAGGTTTTGAGCTTGGCAAAGACAATATTGTCGATATGCAGGACTCCCCTGCAATCCGGGTCGACTTCGTTCGGGCCTTCACAGACGCCTTTACCCTGGACGATAACGCCACCGTAGATGCAATCGTCAAAGATTTCTTTGGCGCCAAAACAAACGTTTTTGGTTTTTCCGACACCCAAGCATTTGGTGTAGGCAAGAACCTCACCGACTCATTCAGTAATGTTGAGGCGATCGATTCGTTAAACGTTGGTAAGGGTCTAAGCGATACGCAGTCAATGACTGAGGTTCTCTCGAGGACCGTGCAATACGCCAGGACGTTTACAGATACGTTTGTGATGGATGACGCCGCGACGGTCGATGCATTTGTAAAAGACACGAGTACTGCGAAAACAAACATCTACACCATGGGTGATGTGTTTAATCGAACGGTCGATTACAACCGAGTATTCACCGACACATACAGCCCAACCGAAGCTCATGCGGTTTCGTTTTCAAAGTCTGCATCTGATGACTCGTTCAGCATGTCTGAAAACTTGTCTCGAGCGGTTACCTACAACAGAGACTTTGCTGACTCATTCAACAACACAGAAGCAATCGATTCATTTGTTTTTGGTAAGGGTCTAGCGGATTCGCAACCCATGGCGGAAGCACACGCAAGCAGCGTGTCTCTCGCAAAGACCGATTCAACATCGATTGTTGACGCGCCAGCTCAGAGCTTCGAAACACCGAAAGCAGATTCGTTTTCGTTCAGTGATACAGACTCTCGTGTCGTTCAGTTCGTTAGAACGTTCACAGACGCATTCACCATGGATGATGCGGCAACGGTCGACGCTTTTACGAAAGATTACAGCGGCGACAAGAGCAACATCTTCACCTTTGCAGATTCCGAGGCGATCACCTTTGCGAAAGCTTTGGTGGACGCTTTTGCGCCCACCGACGATCCAGACCTGGAGGTCGGTAAGGGCTTATCAGATTCAGTGACGGTAACTGAGAACTTCAGTTTCGCACTGTTCAGCAACGCAGCGCTTAACGCTGCACAACTCAACCTAAGTCCATTTAACGAATAGAGGAAGCGCTCATGAAGATTCAATCAGATATGGAAATGAAAGGTCGGTTGACCATCCAGGTCAATGACCAAGTAGTTCAAGAAGTAGACAACCTAGTTGTCACCACCGGTAAGGGCTATGTGGCTAGTCGCATGAAAGATGCAACGGCTACGGCTATGTCTCATATGGCAATCGGGACCAGCACAACTGCTGCCGCGGCTTCACAGACCGCACTGGGCTCAGAGTCAGCTCGAGTCGCTTTGACCAGCACAACGGTCAGCGGTGCGGATGTGACCTACGTTGCAACCTTCCCAGCCGGGACAGGCACTGCTGCGATTACAGAGGCTGCGATTCTGAACGCGAGCTCAGGCGGAACCATGCTTTGCCGAACGGTATTTGCAGTGGTCAATAAAGGCGCCAGTGACTCAATGACGATTACGTGGGTCGTGACCGCATCATGATGACCGTAGTTGAGATCTTCAATTACGTCAGCGGGATCGTAGCGCTTGCATCAGCAATAGCGGCAGTCACGCCCAGCCAATGGGATAACGACTTCTTAGATCGTTACGTGCAGCCGGTACTGGACGCTCTCGCGCTGAATATTCTCCGCGCCAAAGAGCCCAGCGTGAACGAATGAGGTTAATCGATGACCGTTAAGTTTACCAACAACGCTAGCAGCACCCTGGCGTCAGGAATCAATACGACTGCAACCAGCTTGACGGTTGCGGATGCTTCCACGTTTCCGTCTCTCAGCGGGGCAGACGATTATTGTTACCTGACGATTCAACAAGCCACAGGGACTGCTCGAGAAGTTGTTAAGGCAACGGCACGGTCTGGCAACAACTTCACGATTCAGAGAGCGTTCGACAACACAACGGCTCGAGCGTTTTCTGCAAGCGACATAGTAGAGCTCAGGATGACGGCAGCTTTGCTGCAGGATGTCATCGACCAGGCGACCGTAGAGGGAATCAAAACAAACTATCAGTTTGTCCCTACAGCCGGACAGACTCAGTTCTCAGGAGCTGACAACTCAGGCGATACGCTGGTCATTAATGACGCCGAACTGGTGAACGTTTACATGAACGGTGTGAGGTTGGTTCAGGGCTCCGACTATACGGTGAGCTCATCGAACAACCGGGTAACGCTGACTACGGGCGCAACGACTGCAGACATTATCGACATCGAGGTGTTCGGTAACTTTACCGGTCAAAGCGGCGCAGCGGTTGGCATAACAGGTGGTGCTATTTCTGGCACTGCCATCACCACCGGGTCAATAAACAACACCCCTATCGGCGCCACCCAGGCAAACACTGTTGCGGCAACTACACTGACTGCGAACAGCGTTGCAGTCGATAACATCACGATTGATGGCAATGAGATTGATGTAGGTTCTGGCAACTTTGTTTTAGATGTTGCAGGGGAAATTGAACTAGATGCTGATGGTGGCAAGTGGATATTTTTAGATGGCGGCACACAAATCGGAAGAATTGAAAATTCGTCTAGTGATTTAGTTATCAAAGCTTCTGTTAATGACAAAGACATAAAATTTAATGGTGAAGATGGTGGCAGTAACATCACAGCCCTCACCCTTGATATGTCTAATGCAGGTGCTGCCACGTTCAACAGCACTATATCTAGTGGTGCTATAACTAGCAGTGGTTTGACTGTAAGTAGCGATAGTGGTGGTCCTATTTATTTGCAAGACAGTAATGCTACTGCAACTTACAATATTTCAGAGTTAAGTAACAATGGTGGCAACTTTGGTATTCAGACGCGTGACTCGTCTGGTACGTTTGTAAGCACTGATTACCAAATTATTAAAAATGCTTCTGGTGCTGACTACCATCGGTGGTTTACTCAAGGCTCAGAACGCATGCGCATCCAAAGCGGCAACGTGTTGGTTGGGACTACTACTTCAGCACCACAAAACTTCAGTAGTGGCTCTGGCACACAAATCTCTGATGGTTACATAGCCGCCGCAAGAGGTGGTGCTGTTGCCTTACTAAACCGTATTAGCACAGACGGTGACATTGTTGAGTTTAAGAAGGATGGCTCAACAGTCGGTAGTATTGGTGTTACGTCAGGTAATGATTTAGTAATTGATGGCACACATTCCAGCACAGACACTGGATTAAAATTTGTAAATGGAACCCTACGACCACGACAAAACAGCACAGACTCAGACGGAGATGTAAATTTAGGGGCTGGCTCTTTCAGGTTCAAAGACCTTTACCTGGCAGGCACTGCTAATGCATCAGCACTTACGACAACAAACAGTGGAATTACTTTACAGTCCGCAAGCGTTACAAAAAGTGCGATTAATGTAGCCGCTACAACTAACCAAGGAATCAATGGTACAGCCGCTGGCGACCAGTATAACTGGACAACTGGCGGAAAAATGCTGTGGTCTACTAACAGCGGTACTAATGCCCACATGATTCTAGACGGTTCTGGCAACTTAGATGTAAACGGTACTGTGACTGTTGGAACAACATTTACGACAGATATTACTGGAAACAATGTTTCTTTTTTCCGCAATAACGGCGCTTCGTACATACAACAAAGAGGTGGACATGCTCTTGCATTTCAAACAAATGACGGGAGTGATAGAACAAGATTAAACATTGGAGCTACAGGAGACATCAGCTTCTACGAAGACACTGGCACGACTCCGAAGTTGTTCTGGGATGCGTCTGCGGAGTCTTTGGGCATCGGGAGTAGCAGTCCAGACACCTTGGTTCATTTGTCAGCTACAGCAGATGCGGCTTTAAGATTTGAAGCAACTGACACAACTATAAATAGCGGTCAATACTATGGTCGTCTTGAGTTTGAAGGCAATGATGCAGGTACATCTGCTGGCGGCATTCGGGCAAGAATTGATGCTCTAAGTACAGGTCAAAACGGCGAATCAGCTTTAGTTTTTAACACTTCAGGTGTTGGATCAGATTCTGATAATCAAGCCATGCGCATCGACAGTTCAGGACAAGTCAGGCTATCAAACACCACTCCAGTCTGGGACACAACTTTTAGTTCGCTTGTCACTAAAGGCGGCTTTACAGGTTCACAGTCCGCTAGTTATTTATATAGCGGACAAAATATTTACTACAACGGCGGCTTTAAATA